CATCTTGCGAATCATCACCTCGTCGCGGTAGGCGCGTTTCACGAACAGCTTCATGCCCGGCCAGTAGCTGACAAAGTCGATCCATTCGCGATCCGAAACCCACAAACCACCCTGGCACTGTGCGAAGTGTTCCTTTGGAATTTCGCCGGAGAGGATCACCTCGACCTGAAATTTCGGCAGTTTGGTTTTGATCTCGCAAAGCCCATCCTCGCCAATAAGTGAGTCAGGCGAGTAGCCAATTCCATGGTTCAGGATGATCCCAACCTGGTTGGTGTAGATGTGGACGCGGTCCGCGTCACCATTAGCACGCCACAGCTATCTACGCAAAACACCCAGAACGGCGATACGAACGGCGCCCGGGCTGAGTTCCGCATTGAGGGGCGCGTGGGGAGTGGTGCTTGGTTTGCGCTGTGCGCAGACCTTGCCATCGACGGCAAGACCATGAGCCGCACGCAGTTTTCGTATTACCTGCGACTCCCGGCTTCTGGTGGGTTTCCTCGTTACGTTCGGGTTACCCGGCTGACCGCCGATTCCACCAGCGCCTCACTCCAAAACCGCACGTTCTTTGACAGCATGACGCTGTTGTGGGACGAAAAGCTTCGCTATCCCAACACCGCAATGGTCGGCATCTCGATCGATGCACAGCAGTTCTCCAGCATCCCGCGCATGGCGTTCATGGTCCAGGGCATCAAGATCCTGGTCCCGACGAACTACAACACTGTCACCCGGACCTATTCGGGGTCGTGGGACGGCACCTTCAAAAGGGAGTGGAGCAACAATCCGGCGTGGGTCTGGTACGACATGCTGACCAACACCCGCTACGGGCTTGGGGGCTTGCTCGACTCGACCCTGATCGACAAATTCGCGCTGTACAGCATCGCCCAATACTGTGACGTGATGGTCCCGAATGGCTACGGAACCGGCGGCGTTGAGCCTCGGTTTTCCTGCAATATGGCCCTGACCACCCAGCAGGACGCATGGAAGTTGGTCAACGACATGGTGTCGGTGTTCCGGGCGATCTGCTTCTGGGCCGGCGGTACTCTCACGGCGGTGCAGGATGCACCCCGTTCCAGTCGGTATTTGTTCAACAACTCGAATGTTGTTGGCGGAGAGTTCAGCTATCAATCTGTCGCCTCAGACCAGCGCTACAACGTCGCGGCGGTCACCTGGAACAACCCATTCCAACAATACAAGCAGACCGTGGAGATCGTTGAGCGGCCGGAGCTGATTGTCGCATGGGGGCGCATTCAGCAAAGCGACGTGGTTGCTGTGGGTTGCACATCGCGTGGGCAGGCTCGTCGCTTGGGTCGTTGGCTGCTGTATGCCGAAAGCGAGGCGGTGACGTTTGCCGTCGGTGCTGACGGGGCAATCCCAATGCCTGGCGACATCGTCGCTATTGCGGACGCGAATCGGGCTGGCGCTCGCAATGGTGGGCGGCTGCTGGCTGGTACCACGGCTTCCAACCTGCTGCTCGACGCGCCACTTGGCCAGGGAGCTGATGGTGTAATCAGCATAATCATGCCTGATGGCAGTTATGTCAGTCGGTTCGTCGCGGTGTTGACAGGCTCGACATCTATTCCACTTTCGCCTGCCTTGCCAGTGGCTCCTCTGGCATCAGCTCCGTGGGCGTTCTCCAGCGCTACGCTGGACACGCAGAAGTTCAGGATTATCAGTGTTGCCGAGACCGGTGACGGTACCTATGCCATCAGCGCTGTTGCGTATGACGCTGACAAATTCGACCAGGTCGACTTCGGAACCCCGGACGTAGATGCTCCAACCAGCATCGTCAATCTCGGATCGCCCGATGCGGTTGGTCAATTGACCTTCCTCGAATCGCTTTATGACACGGGGACCGGGCTGGCAGCCGCCAGATTGTCGGTGAGCTGGTCGCAGCCAGCAAGGGCGATGCGCTACCAGGTTGAGGCTTTGAAGCCCGGAGGAAACTGGGAATACGTCAACGAGGTATCGACGCCGAGCATTGATTTTGAGGCGGCTTCGGCTGGGCAGTGGACTGTGCGCGTAACGCCCAAGTCGGTGCTGGGTTATGCAGGACCGGCATCCACACAGACCTACACGGTCATCGGTCTCACAGCTCCACCATCGGCACTGCTCGGGCTCCGACTCGACGTGATCAACAGCGTAGCAACGCTGTCATGGGACCCGGTCCCTGATCTGGATGTGAAGCTGGGCGGCAACATCACGATCCGCCACTCAAGGAATACCTCGGCTACTTGGGAGTCTGCACTCCCACTGACCGAGGCAAGCGGTCGATCAACCTCGGCCGTTGTCTCGCTGCTGCCTGGGAAGTACATGGCTCGGGCCGTCGACTCATCGAACATCGGCGGGGCAATAACCGAGGTTTGGTCGGATGCACAAGTGCCTCTGCCGGCCAACGTTTTCCTGACGCTCGCTGAGTCGCCAATCTTTCCCGGGGTCGCAGTCAATGCGGCCGTGGATGGCGGAATACTCAGGATGTCTGGCACATCGATGTTTGATGATATTGCCGATGTCGACGGGGTAATTAGTGAAATGGATAAGTTGGGCGGTTCCACGCTCTCCATGTCCTACCGCTTCGCAGCGCCTGTAGATCTTGGGTTTGTGTACGACAGCCGGCTCACGGCCAATGTGGATGCCGATCTTTATGACGATGGGACCTATATCGATCCGGTGGCGGACTTCGACTCACTGGTAAGCATCGACGGCGATCCACCGAATGGTGCGGAGCTTTCCCTGTGGGTGCGAACGTCCGATGTCTCCCCGGCGGCTTGGTCGGCATGGAAGCCATTCGTTGTCGGCGATTACCGCGCTCGCCAGTTCGATTTTGAACTGCGCGGATCGGTTCAGCAGGTATCGCACTGGATCGACGTGTCGACGCTTCAGGTCGTGATCGATATGCCTGATCGTATCGTTGAGGGCAACGATATTCCGGTGCCTGTCGGTGGTTTGGTAATCACATATTCCCCGCCATTCAATGCCAATCCCGCCGTCAGCCTGACGGCGCAGGGGCTTTCGCCTGGCGATTACTTCGACGTCTCTGCCAAGACCGCCATCGGCTTTAAGGTCTTCATTCGCAATTTCAGTGGGGTCGCTCAATCCGGGCGCTCGATTGACTACATCTCAAAGGGATACTGACCCATGTCGCAGCACGATATGAACATCGCAAACGCGGCGGGCCTGCCGTTCCGAACCGATTTGAACGCCGCTCTGGTGGCGCTTGCATCGCAAAGCAGCGGGGCTTCGGCCCCGTCTCCCTCATTTCCGTGCCAGTTTTGGGGGGACATCGGTACGGGCCGACTGAGGCAGCGGGACTCGACCAACACTGCTTGGATTGACCGAGGGCCACTCGACTCGGTCACCCAAGCCACGGTCAATGTCGGCGAAACACGAAACGGTAAGATGGCGGTGGCCGCGGCGAGCGCCACCGCCACCTATACCGCTGACGAGATCATCGTAAAGTCAGCCCTTGGCGGCTTGGCTTTTCAGCTTTCGAATTTTAGCCAGGGAATCAACCTGGCTGCCGCGAATGGCGCTGGCGGCATGGACACTGGTGCGGCGCCCGCAAGTGGCTGGGTGGCTATTTACGCGATCTACAACCCGGTCACTAATGCAAAGGCATTGCTCGGGGTCGCCTCACCGAACACGGTCATGCCGGCGGTTTATGGCGGTGCATTCCTGCCGTCAGGCTACACGGCGTCGGCACTGCTGACGGTGGTTCCAACCAACGCAAGCAGCCAATTCAAGGTGTGCAGTGTTTTCGGGAGAGACGTTTACATCCAGCTCACAGCCGCGTTTGTCGGTTCGCCGGTCAATGCCAATACGGCGCTTACCGGAATCGTTCCAGCAAATGCCGTCAAGATCATTTCGGGCGAAATGATAGTTCAGAGCACTTTAGCCTCGACAATGTCGCTAACGGTAGTATCGCAACTTGGCACTTTGCTCGGGCAGCAGAACCTGTCAACGGCCATCGGCTCCGGCGCTGCAACGTCAATCAACTATGGCGGTGTGCCATTAACTGTACCGCAAAACCTTGGAATTATTGGGTCTAGCACTGCCGGCGTTCCCACTTATTCCGTATACGTCTCTGGGTACTCAATATGACATTTGTTCAATACAGCGGTGCATCAGAAGAATCCATTATCGCGGTTTTTGCTGGTCCACAAGATCCAGAGGTATGGCCAAATCTTGGAGTGGTTGAGGACGATGACCCTCGTTACTTAGCGTTCTTGCACCCACCGCGCAATATCCTTGCCGATCAAAGTGAGGAACTTCAGAAGCTGACTCAACTTGCTACGGCTCAAAAGTTGGCGATAACCAACCGAATCAGTGTGCTAAACGACGCGATTGAGTTGGAAATAGCGACCCAAGAGGAAGAAGCGGAGTTGCCTGTGCGTACAGCGCAGTTAAAGAAGTGGAAAACCTATGCCGTGTTGCTTGGTCGTGTAACCGGTCAACCGGGCTGGCCGCTAGAGGTCGAATGGCCAGTTCAACCAACCGAAGGGATGGACCTCACGGTCTCGGTCACAACTCCCGATACGATCTAGTAAGCCGAATGAGCCCGCCAAGTGCGGGCTTTTTTACGCCTGGAGAAAAGTATGCCTATCACTCCGCAGCAGCTGCTGCAGATTCTCCCGAACGCCGGCTTTCGCGCCGGCGTTTTTGCACCTGTGCTCAACACGGCCATGTGCCGATACCAGATCGTGGGCGCCCAACGTGTGGCCGCATTTATTGCCCAGATCGGCCATGAGTCTGGCCAACTGATCTACGTACGTGAGATTTGGGGGCCTACTCGCGCCCAGGCCAAGTACGAGGGCCGGGCAGACCTGGGCAACACTGCGGCCGGCGACGGCTTCAAGTACCGCGGCCGCGGCCTGATCCAGGTCACCGGTCGGGCCAACTACGCCGCATGTGGCGAAGCGCTGGGTGTGGACCTGATCAATCATCCCGAGCTGCTGGAGCAACCGCAATACGCCTGCATGTCCGCCGCCTGGTTCTGGGCGACGAAGGGGCTGAACACCCTCGCTGATGCTGGCGACTTTGAACGGATCACCCGCCGCATCAACGGCGGGCTCAATGGTCAGGATGACCGGCTCACGCTGTGGGCGAAAGCCACTGAAGTGCTGGCATGACCGCCTTTATCAAGGTTTCTCGCGTGCTCGCCACCACTGAGGAAGGGAGTCTGTGGTTTGAGTGTCCGGGTTGCGAGATGGTGCACAGGATCATGCATGGTCCTGGCCCAGAGCCTCGCTGGGGATGGAACGGCAATTTGGAAAGCCCGACGTTCACCCCTTCGGTTCTGGTGCGCTATTCATGGTCTGACGGGGATCGGGTGTGTCACTCGTTCGTAACCGACGGCCGCATTCAGTTTCTTGGCGACTGCACGCACGCACTGGCCGGGCAGACTGTGGATCTGCCCGCTTGGGAGGACGAGCAATGCCAGTAAAAATTCCGTGGAAGTTGATCGGCGTGCTGGCGCTGGCTCTGGTCGCCGCCGGCAGCGCCTGGCAGATTCAGGACTGGCGCTTCGGTAAGCAGCTTGCCGAGCAGGCCGGGCTGCACAAGGACGACCTGACCACCATCAGCAACGCGGCCGCCGCCCAGGTGCGTGCCGATCAAGACAAGCGCCTGGCGCTCGAGCAGCGCCTGTCATTAAGCGACCAAACCCACCACAAGGAACTGAGCGATGCTCAAACGAAACAGGATCGCGTGCGTGACAGCCTTGCTACTGCTGAGCTCCGGCTGTCAGTCCTTCTCGACGCAACGGATTCAGCCGGTGGCTGTTCAGTGCCAGCCGGTGCCGAAGCCGGCGGCGTGGTTCATGGGGGAACGCGCGCCCGACTTGACCCAGCGCATGCTCAACGAATTGTCGCCATCACCGACGCCGGCGACCAAGGACTGATTGCATTGGCGGCCTGCCAGGCCTACGTGCGGGAGGTCTCGCATTAGGGCGTTCGCCTTACGTTGCACATCTAGATGGTGGCAAACTCCCTTCCGGCCGGGGAGGGCCAAAAATATGAAAACATTGCTTTTGACTGCGGCCATTCTGGTGCTTACGGGTTGCGCAAACCACCCACTCGACTGTGCGATTGGACTTATTGCATGGGATGACTGCCTACCTGGAACAAAGGGCTATGAAGTTCGCCAGCAAAGCCTGAGGAACCTTTCCGCCGCTAGAGCGGAAAAAACCGCGACAGATGACGCAATTTGCCAATCATACGGAGCGAAGCCAGGAAGTGATGCCTACGTGAGCTGCAGGGTTGAGCGAGACAAGTAGCATTTAAATTATGGTTTTCGGTTGAGGGACCATGCCGTCCAGTATTCCGCGAAGCCGATCAACTTCGCGCTGGTGGAACCTCGCAGAAATGTCCAGATCGTACAGTTGCTTTCGGAGCGTCGCCGACTCTCCAGATCGCGCGCGCAGGCTGGCCATGGCTTCGTCACGCTGAGCGATTGCGTCGGCGTGCATCTGGACTAGGCCGAAGATGTCTTCGCGGGCCTTGCGCAATTGCAAGGTCAGTTCCTGCACCTCGTTTTCGGTCACGCGCAGGAAATAGCGGCAGGTCTCAAGCTCAGTCGGGCAGCCAAGCCAGTCGCTGGTGTCTTCGATTTCGAGGGGATCCACGGTCATGCCTTATCGATACTGTTCGGATATACAGTAATCGAGGCGAGGCAATTGGGCGAGGGTATGACGACGAGCAGTAGGTTTGTGTTTTCGGCAGAACGCCGGAGGTGGGAGTTCTTCGGGGATTATCTTCCCCAAAATGCAACCGTTTGGACCAATGTTTATTGGGTTCTAAAGAGTCGCAAAAGGTGCTGCTTTTTGTGGTCTATTTGTAGCTCAAGGCCTTGATAATAAAGGCCTTGTTTGATTTCTATACGGCATCCCAGGCTTTGATGCTGTAAATCACTTAACGAACAAAAAACGAAAATCTCCAGCCAAGTTTTTTAGTGAACATCAAGGCTCGTCGGCCTGGCGTCGACTCGCCTAGCATTTAGCGGCGCTTAATCAGATCACCACTTAGACACTCATCACCACCATCCATGCACAGGTAGCTGGCGGTAAATGTTTTGCCGTTGTGTGTAAAAACACGTGAGGCTACGAAGACCCCTCCGTAATGATAGACATACGAATAGCTGTTGCAGATAAAGACATATTCCTGCGACAGGACTAAGGCATGGTCAGGAGTGCATTCCTCAACGCTTTCATAGGGCGATTCCCAAATAATCTTGTACCCCTGCCTCCAGAGTTCTCCCGGAGATTCAGCCGCTGCGAGATACGACACTGAAAATAAGGTTATGCCTATCAGTACTCTTCGAAGTCCCATAATTTCTTCTTCCGTGTTCTCTACACAGACATGACATCGGCAATTTTGGAGTCTAGGTCCTCCAATTCTGGCCGATAGTTATCACTCCGGCGTCATCAGCACCGCGAGCGTCATTTTGATGAACTCTTCGTTCTTGCTGATTGTGTCCAAAGCGCCACGAACGTTGCCAGCGACCTCCGCTGATCCGCGTTGTTCGACCCAGAGCGTAAGCTCCATGATGGCAGCCTCAAGCGCGAGCTGGTTTTCGTTGATCTTGAAGAGCAGGGAAGGGAGCAGGTCTGAATTTGGCAT